CAGGATACCCCGGAGTACAAGGCTAGGTTCGCTGGCAATCAGGCTCGCATCAAGGCGGGCCTGCCAGTACTGTCTCCCGCCGACTACATCAACACGGAGAACGCTTACCGGCAGACGCTTAGGGCGTCTGGCCTGCCGGAAGGGTTCTACGACAGCAACAACGACTTCACCGACTGGATCTCCAAGGACGTCAGTCCGACCGAAGTGCAGTCCAGGGTGGACCTGGCGACTCAGGCAACCGCACTGGCCAACCCCTTCTTCAAGAAGGCGCTGAACCAGATGGGGATTGACGACGGCCATATGGCCGCGTACTTCCTGGATGCCGACAAGTCTCTCCCGCTGCTTCAGAAGGCTGCTGCGACTGCCGCTATCGGTGGTGCTGCGCTTGGTCAGGGGCTGACCTTCAATCAGTCCTACGCCGAACAGCTTGCCACGATGGGCGTCACCGCCACTCAGGCACAGCAGGGCTACCAGCAGGTGGCTTCCGAGCTGGGCACCATGCAGGCACTGGCTGGCGCGTACGGAGGTACGTTCAATCAGGCTCAGGAGGAACAGTCCGTCTTCGGGACATCTGCCGAGGCGGTCAACAGGAAGCAGAGCCTGATCGGGCAGGAACGTGGAGCCTTCAGTGGCTCTGGTGGGGCCGCTGCTGGCGGCCTTTCAACAAGCAAGTCCCCGACTTCGGGGTGATAACACACCCTACCCCTTGTGGGTAGGGTCTTTGACTAGTAGCTCAGTTGGCAGAGCAACGGATTGTTAATCCGTGGGTCACAGGTTCGAGCCCTGTCTAGTCAGCCAGTGACGGATCGACCGGCACCAGTCACTCGTATCAAGACCGGCACTTTAACGACGAGCGTGTGCGGGCTCCCCAGCCCGCAACATTGGCGTCACAACTCTTGGGAGGGACACTATGTCCGAATGGGGTTTCGAGAACGACGGCACTGCGGGCCTGGGCAACGACAACGGAAACAGCCCGAAGGCTCTCCGCGATGCGTACGAGGCCATGAAGAAGGAGAACGCTGAACTGCGGGGTGAGCTGACGAGCTTCCTGGAGGAGCAGCGGGCCGAGAAGATGGCCAAGGTGTTCGAGACTCTCGGCGTGCCGGGTGCACAGAGCGTGTACCAGGGACCCGCCGATCCGGCGAAGGCGAAGGAATGGGTCGACACGATGCGTTCCGTCTTCACCAACGGGCAGCCCCCGGCTGCCGAACAGCAGCAGCAGGCATCTGAGCCCAAGCTGCCCCCGTCCATGCAGGCACAGTTCGAGCGACTCTCGCAGGCTGGCTCTGATGGACAGCCGCTTGGCAATGTCGAGGCTGCACAGGCAGCCGTAAATGACGCAACTGACGTTCAGGCTCTCATCAACAGCTTCAAGCAGATGAACCTCTGAGCCTGACCAAACCCACCAAGGGAGTGAAAAATGGCTAACGCCTTTACCGGCACTTCTGCCATGGCGAACCTCGTCCAGACCGCGTACGACCGCGCTCTTGAGTTCGCCCTTCGTGCTCAGCCTATGTTCCGCATGATCGCGGACAAGCGCCCGGTCGCTCAGGCCATGCCCGGTAGCTCGATCGTCTTCGAGCTGTACCAGGACCTGGCTCAGGCGATCACTCCGCTGAACGAGCTGGTCGACCCGGACGCTGTCGCGGCCGGTAACCCCCAGACCGTGTCTGTCACGCTCAACGAGTACGGCAACGCGATCCTCGTCAGCAACAAGCTGGACCTGTTCAGCTTCACCGACGTGACTGCCGGTCTCGTCAACCAGGTCGCCTGGAACCTGGTCGACTCCGTCGACCTCCTGGTCCAGAACGTTCTGGCTGGTGGCACCCAGACCCTCCGCCTCGGCGGCGGCACCCTGGGTTACGGTTTCGGATCCACTCCGACCAACCCGGTCGCGACCACGGCGATCACCACGTCGGACGTCTTCACGTCCAACATCGCTCGGTTCGCCCCGACGCAGCTCCGGACCAACAAGGTCCACCCGAACAAGGGCTCGTTCTACACGGCCTACATCCACCCGCAGGTCTCCTTCGACCTGCGCAAGGAGACGGGCGCTGCGGCCTGGCGTGACCCGCACAACTACTCGGCGGCTGGCAACATCTGGGCTGGCGAGATCGGTGAGTACGAGGGCGCCTGCTACATCGAGACCCCGCGTGCTCAGAACGTTCAGTCTGGTTCCGGCGCTGGCGCCACCCAGACCCGAGTGTTCAACACCTACTACGTTGGCCAGCAGGCTCTTGCCGAGGCTGTCGCGGAGGAGTTCCACACGGTTCGCGGTCCGGTCGTTGACAAGCTGACCCGTTTCCAGCCCCTCGGCTGGTACGGTGTCGCGGGATGGACTCTGTACCGTCCCGAGTCGCTGATCGTGGCCCAGACGTCGTCTTCGGCTCGCCCGCAGGCGTGATCTAACTGAGGGGGCCTTCGGGCCCCCTCTCCTTCTAAGGAGGTTATATGTCTGGTGCAGACAACACGAGCTACACGGTCCGATCCACCACGGTGGCAACGACCCTGACCGCTCAGGACACGGTGCTTCTGGTCTCTCCGACCGGTGGTTCCATCGTCATCACGGTCCCGGCTGCGTCTTCGCTTCAGCCTGGCCGCAACTTCATCGTCCGGCGTGACGCGACGGCCACCAACACGGTGACTATCACTCCCGCGTCCGGCACGATCAACGGTGCCGCGAACCTGGTCCTTGCGGCCGGTGCGATCGGCTGTGCCGAGCTGTATTCGGACGGCACCAACTGGTTCTCGCTCGGCGCGAGTAACTGACCTAGGAGGGCGTCTTGTCTGGATGCTGGATCTTTACAACGCCAACGGTGGACGAGGCGCCCTTCGCGTGGAACCCGCTCATGGAGCGGTACCGCATTGCCAGGGCTGTCTCAGTCGTTGAGGTTAGCCCTGGCGTTTACAAGCAGGTTCGGTACGACGCGTACACCAATGAGATCGGCGCGGTTAACCTACCGACCAACCCCAACGAGCAGGACACAGACTTCTGGGCAGCCCCACAGGCTGGCCTCCACTACTTCCGTGGTGGATACGAATGGAGAGTGGACGACCAGACAAGGGCTGACATCATAGCCTCTGGTGCTGCCACATCTGCGAACTTCATGCCATGTGATGGAACCGGCCTGTACGGATACGGCGGGTACGGAGAAGGAGGATAAGGAGGTGGCTGAATACGGCATCGACAGGGGAACCCCGAACTGGGACGAGCCCCTGAATGCAGACCTGAACGACATCGACGGTCGACTCACCTCAAGTGAGTCGCTCATCACTGGTGTCCAAGGTGGGCTGGCCACTACGAACTCCAACGTGGCAGCACTGAGCACCCAGGTCTCAACGAACACTGGCGACATCGCCACGAACAGCTCGAACGTCAGCACCCTACAGGGTCAGATGTCCACTGTTCAGGGCCAGGTCGCAACGAACACCTCGAACATCTCGACCAACACGTCGAACATCTCAACGAACACCAGCAACATCACGACTCTACAGAGTCAGGTCGCGTCGAACACCTCGCAGATCGCGGGCAAGATCGGCATCGATACGCTGGTGGTCAACGTGAAGGACCACGGAGCGGTAGGCGACGGGGTGAACGACGATGCTACCGGCATCGCCAACGCCATCTCCACGCTCTCGTCTGGTGGGATCCTCTACTTCCCGCCCGGTCAGTACCTGGTCAACTCGGGCACAGGCTTCAACATCTCCCAGGCGATCACCATCCAGGGCGCTGGCCCTGGGGCCAGCTCTATCCGGATAGGCTCTAGCTACACGGGTACGTCCCTGTTCTCCGGAACGGTGGACGACATCCAGTTCTGGAACATCGAGATCCGGGGGAACTCTTCGACCACCACGTCGAACCCGGCCAGCCATGGCATCACGGTCACGGGTGGACAGACCTTCAAGGTCCTGAACTGCGAGTTCCGGTTCATCAACGGCTACGCGATCCGTGCCATCGGCACGGCTAGCAACACGCTGCACGGTGGACAGCTCGACAACATCAAGGTCCAGTCGTGCGCTGGTGGCATCCACATCAAGTCGGATACCACGAACACAGCCGCCAACTTCCAGATGACGAACATCTTCACTCGCTTCCTCGGTGTCAACTCCGGTACCAACGCCAACCTGGACGGTATCCGGATCGAGGACTCGTGGGACGTGCTGTGTCAGAACGTCATCGCATGGATGCAGCAGACCCTAGGAGGGACTGGAGCGGCCTTCAGAGTGCGCGGCGACTGCGCCGCGACCTTCGTCCAGAACCTCGATGCGCTAGGCCCTCAGACGGGCAACAACGTGGTCATCGAGGGCAACGGCACGACCTCCCCACAGAACGTTCAGATCCAGGGTGGCGTGATCCAGCAGGGTTCGACCGGCCTGATCATCGCTGACGCTACCAACCAGGTCCGAGTTCGTAACATCCGAGTTATCAACAACCAGACTCACGGCGTGACGGTAAGCTCGACCGGCTTCGGCATCTACATCGACCAGTGCCTGTTCTCTCTGAACGGTCAGGGCGCCACGGGTAGCAACTACGAGATCAACTGGTCCGGCACTGCGACCGGACTCGTCACTGACTGCCGGTTCGGTACGGCCATCACCTCTATCGGTGTGGCTGGCGTCCAGGCCAGCATCAACGTGACAGCCGGACAGAACGTCCGCATCCTCGATGCCGACTTCACCGGAACCGGCGCAGCCTCCACGAACTGGGTGACCGCCTTCCCGCAGATCTTCAGCCACGTGGACAGCACGGCCTACGAGTTCTATGGTTCGGTCAACTTCAGCAACCAGGGCGCAGGGCGAGTCTCGCTCCAGCCCAGCACCACGACCAACTCCGTGATGGCGTGCAACACCAACGGCACTGATGCGTTCGACCGCTTCCGACTTCTCGGCAACGGCGATCAGCAGTACGGCATCGGATCGTCCGCACGTGACACTACGACTGGACGTGTTGGCGTCGCCCAGTGGGGCTCCTCCGACTCGGACATCGTGGCCAACCTTGCGGGCAAGACCTTCAAGGTGAAGTCGGGTACCAACGCCAAGGCCGGTACGGTCACGGCGAACGGCACGACCGCAGTCACGGTGTCGACTACGGCGATCACAGCGAACAGCGTGGTTGTCTTCGGCCTCAAGACGCAGTCCGGTACGGCGGCCACAGCCGCCCCCTTCATGTCTGCCGTCACGGCAGGTACGTCGTTCCAGATCAAGTCCTCTGCGGGCGACACGTCAGTATACAACTGGGTCATCCTGGACCTGATCTAAGGAGGATCATGTCTGATCTCTACAAGAACCCCGAGAAGGAACCGCAGACCCGAGACGTCAAGCTGAGGCTGAACGATCCCGGTGACTGGAGCGGCACTCGCATGAACATCGCTGGTCCGGCTGGTAAGACTACCAACCTGGAGCACGACGAGAAGGGCATCCTGGAGTCCGACCTCTTCGAGGTCATGGCATTCCATCAGGAGGCCAGCCTTCCTTCCAGTCGGCACGATGTCCACGCACAGGGCATCTACAGGAGTACTGATGGCAAGTACTCCGACTAACACCTCAATGGCTGAGGCCGTCCAGAAGACGGCCTCGCCTCAGGCTAACGCCTATCCGCAGGCTGCTGCCACTCAGCAGACTGCACTGAAGCAGCAGACCGGCATGTTGGGACACAACGTGTTCCGGCCGGACATCTATCGAGTGAGCGAAGGATACCTGAGCTAATGGACCACAGAGTGAAACATCACCCGCCCAAGGATGACGAAACAATCCGTCGCCACCAGGCGTCCCGGGAGGCCGCTGACGCATTTCTGACGGCCATCCAGGAGAACTCTTGGGGGCCCAGTCGCGAGGCTTCGCTCGCATCCACCAAGGCCGAAGAGGCGCTCTTCTGGCTCAACGCCGACATAGCAAGGAATCAGTAATGGCTACTACCACCAAGACCGCGAAGCCCGAGGGGCTTATCAAGATCGGCGCCCTTGTCAACATCGACCGAGGCGGCCGAACACTGACGGACCTTGAGGTTCTCGACTACGACGAGCACTTCATCAAGGTTCGATGGAATATGCAGATCTCCCCGATGACTGAGGTTGCCCTCATTCCCTGGGGTGACAGCGTCATCGGTCTGGTGGGTGAGCGCTGATGGCAGGCAAGCTCAAGCGGGGCAAGAGGTGTTCAGCCTCTTGTGCCACACAGGATCATCGCACCTTCGGGGAGTGCCTTCGGGCGAAGAACCTCCAGCTTTCCCCCCACGTGAATGACCAGTACGCCACGCGACAGACGGCGTGGGACAGTGAACTGGATCACTACAAGAAGGCCGTAGACAACGGCCTTGACCCCGTGTCCACTAAGCGTAAGGCGGTGGACGCAGCTATCAAGGAGGCTGATAGTGCCTGAGAATGCAGTAAAGATCCAGGATGCCGAAGGCCACAACCTATCGATCAACTCGCTTGGCCAGATAAGTACATCTACAGCACCTGAGGGTTCTGTCATGTACGGCTACGGCGTGTTTGATGCTCCCGGCGTGGTTGCAGCGAACAACTTCCTCTCCCTGTTCAATCCGGTGGGTAGTGGCAAGCTGCTCACGGTCTATCGGCTTACGGTGTACCCGTTCGCTGGTGGTGCCACCACAGCAACAGCGTCATCCATTCGCTCGATGCGAGCGAGGCGATCAGGAACGCCGCGATGGCGATCAGGATCATCACCAGCGGGCGGACCTGGTCGCGCGTCGGCAGCGCGACCGTGAAACCCTCGCGCGTCGTGAACGTCATCGGCGCCAGCGCCATCGACGCCATCGCAAACCGCGCATTGAGCGCGAGCCACGCAAAGGTCCCGGCGAACGCGGCGATGCCGATCACGCTGCGCGCGGTGATCTCGGTGGAGTAGACCTGCCGGTAGCCGACTTCGCCGAACCAGAGCCAGTCGGCGAGGAAGTCGAGGAAGGCCGGGACGATGAACAGCAGCGCCACGGCCGCGAGAACGAGCACAATACGAACACGCACGCTTGAATACTACTTCCCCGGTCCGCAATCCGAGACCGAGATCCCAAATCC